GAGCTTCCACCCATACCGATAGGGGTCGCGTTTGCTATTCGCGATGGCCGAATGGTAAACCTCATGGAGCTTGAGAACGTCCTCTGGGGACATAGCCGCCAACTCCGCATCGGTTGGCGGACTCAGCACCTCATGCCTTTCCCAAACCAAACTCACGGCTTACCACGCTCAAAATGCGTGTAAATGAACTCCTGAGCCTTCCTGTTAGGGAATGGATAGCTTTTAAAGCATTCCTCATCCTGAGCCTTCTTAACCAAGGAAACTAGGAAAGCCTGTATCTGCTCCTGCGGAAGTTCCTTAATGCGCTCAGCCATGCTAATCATCCGATAGGCGTGCCTATCAATGATGGTCGTCTTGCCTACGTCCTTAAACAGGGCGTCAGCTAGCTTCTGGTCGAGTTGCAGGTCCATCCTTGTACTTAACTCCGTCCCACTTCTCACCATCAATCAACCACTCGAAAATCTCCTCACGGCTTAAGTCCGTAGCCTTGCTTAGAGCATTGATGGCACGGCTCAGCAGAATCCTCTGAAACTCAAAAGCCAGCTTCTTATTCTTGTTGGGTAGGTTCATTAGTTACGTCCTTCGTAATAACTTCCATAGAACCAGCCTTGAGCTTGGCCCTAGCCTCCTCAATCGCTTTCATGGCGTCCTCCAAGCTAGGAGCCGCCGTCTTGTGCTCAATGGTCACTTTGTTCTCCCCCATAGCCGACAGGAACTTGTCCTGAGCTATCCCCCAAGGAAGAGTTAAATCCCTGATGTTAGTCCGTGCCAACTGCTCAGGGTCCTCCGCCAACATCCGCATCTTCTCCTTCTGAAGAAGCCTCAAACCCTCCGCAATCTCCAGAGCATCCTCCGCCAGCATAGCTCTACGCTCATCCAACACCATCTTGTGCCTAGCCTTTAGCCGACTAACCGTCTCCCATGTCAGCCCCGTAGCCTTACTAACGGTATGGAAGCTGTCCCCATTAGCCAGCATATCCAGAGCCTTAACAGCCGTAGCAGGGTCCCGCCTCTCCAGATAGTTGCCCTTCCCGTTGCCATTGTCAGCAACAGACTTAGCCAAGTCACTAATCTTCTTCCTTCCCATATCTCCTTGTGACTCTGTTACACCCGCGAGACAAGCATTTTCTGTAGAACATTATTAGAACTAATAGTGCTATCTACCAACAACTTACAAACTCCATTTAGAAATCCCAATTTAACCCACCCCCCACCCATTAGACCCCCTCCTCCCCTACCCGACATTAGGTAGCCTAATGAGAGAGAAGGCATTAGAAACCCTAATAAGGTGGTACCTAGTAGGAAAGCTAATGAGAAACTAGGCATGAGGGAGGCTAATCCCTCGCGAGCAAGTAACTTTCTTAAGAAAGGTTAATGCATTCAAACCCACTCTCTCAGCATTATTCTTCTTTCTATCTCGTTTCCCTAGGCATTAGGTAGGCTAATTTGACTGGAAAAGGCCTTTCCTTTGGATTTAAAGCGATTTGAAGGAAGGCCTAGGCCTAGGCACTAGTTTGCTTTCAAATTGGCTTTAATGCGAATTGGGGAATTTTCCCTAATTCTAGGCATTAGCTTTTCTAATTGCTAATTGGTTCAATTAGTTAAGCTAATTAGTGAAAAGAAAGCTTGCAAGTAAAAGGGGATTGCCTATTGTTTCAACAAGCTAGGAAAACCCTAGCGAAACCAAAAAAAGAAAGGCCTAGAAAATGATAACGCATTCAAAAAAGTTAAAGGAAACGGTGAAATCCGTCTCCTTTGTTGTTGTCGCGAGTGATTCCGGTTGGGCAGGATATTGGGGAAGAGGCAAAACGATAAAGGAAGCCGCGCAAGCGTGCCGAGATAATGGAGCGAAAAAGACGTTCCCTTGCGCCGGTTGGCTTGTCTTGAATGATGAAAAGCCTTTCGTAGATTCTGCGGGGGCGTGCTGCTACGGGGGAGGGGATGCGCCGGAAGCCGGTTGCATTAACCTTGGCAAGCTTGGCAAGCTTGGGGGCTTACTCTAAGGGTTTTCCCTTGCTCTCTAGAAATAGAGAGCAACAAAAAGCCTTTAGCTAGGAAACCAAAAAAAAGAAAGGAAACAAAGTGACATTAACAAAGGAAGAGAGAACGAAAGGGAAAGAAGCTTGGCAAAGGATTGGGGGATTGTCTGCGCCTTCTAAGATGCCTTGCTTTTCCTATTCAATCCCGGCGAAGCGTTGCCAAATAGGCGGCAAGCTTTTTAAGGTGAAAGGAAGTGTTTGCGCCTTTTGCTACGCATTAAAAGGAAGGTATCTTTTCCCTAATGTTCAAAACGCATTAGAACGTCGCTTTGCTTCCCTTGCTTCCGAAAATTGGGTTTCGGATATGGTTTGCGCGATTTCCGCAAATGAGAAATCCGGCTTTTTCCGTTGGCACGACTCGGGGGATTTGCAAGGGGTTTGGCACTTGCGGAAGCTTTGCCAAGTTGCGGAAGCTTTGCCGCAAATTCGTTTTTGGCTTCCGACTAGGGAATATTCCTTTGTTTCGGATTATGTAAAGGAAGGCGGAAAGATTCCGGCAAACCTTACTGTCCGCCTTTCCGGGTATATGTTGGAAGGCGTCGCGCCGGAAGGCCTAGCCTCGCGCCTAGGGGTTTGCGCCTCTTCCGTTTCTTCCGCAAATTGGAATTGTCCTAGTTCTAAGCAAGGCAACAAGTGCCAAGCTTGCCGCCTTTGTTGGGATAACACAAAAACAGTAACGTACAAAAAACACTAAAAAAATGATTCCGAATTATTCCGAATTGGTTCCGGCATATGGTCGCGACTTCAAATCCGCAAAGCTTGCAAAGGAAAATTTCCTTTCCGGCAAAGACTGGCAACTTGCTTCCGTTTTTGAAGGTGGAAGCTATTGTGGGATTGCGGATTTTCTGCCGGGGCAGGCTGTTTTGCTTCGTTTTGACGGATTGCGGAAGGTTTGCCCCGTAAAGATTCCCCAAAAATGAAAAAAGGTGATTTAATCGCGACGGCGCTTTTCCTTTGCGTTGCGCTAGGCGGATTGGTTTTTGCCGCCTTTTCTGCTCTCTTTTCCTAGGGGTTTCCTTTCTTTCCCCTAGTTCAATCCCGTTGCCGCAAGGTGACGGGATTTTTTTGCGCCTATTCCCTCGCGAAACCCTAGGGAATCCCCTTTCCTAGGCCTAAAAAATAGGCCTTTCCTTTCGTTTTTAGGCCTTTCTTTTTTGCAACCATAGCCAAGCAAGGGCCGGAAGCCTTTTCGCCTCTAATGCAAAGGAAAGCGGGTTTCTGGGCAAATTAGCGTTTCTAATGAAAAAAGGCCTTTCAATTAGATTTTTTAATCCAGAACCATTCAAAAAATCCCCGTCTACACATTTACCATTAGTTTGTCTAATGAGGTGAATTAGTCGGAAAACCTCCTTAAAGGCGCAATCCCCTTAAAGGGCAAATCCGCCTTAAAGGGCCAATCCCCTTAAAGACCCAATCCGAAAAAAGACGGAAATCTTTTAAAAAAGGTGATTGACTTATGATTTTTACCTGCTAAGGTCGTAGGCAATCCGATAACGGAGAAACAAAAAACAAACCACATAAAAACATGAGCAGCGAAGTCTACGGTCACGACGTAATGGCGTTAGGTTCCAACAAGCCCGCTTGGCATAAGATGGGCACCGTTTTCCCCGGTCGCCTGTCTCCGATGCGCGTTTTCGTCGAAGGCATCGGTCATCGCGACATTCTGGAGGTTCCGGTGATGCTGGACGGTCTGGCGTTGCCGGGTCAAAAGGGGCTTGTCGCCTTAACGGCTAAAGGAGCCAAAGTTCCCTTGTCGGTCGTCGGTCAAGGCTACGGGCTCTTAAAGAGCGAAACCATGTACCGCATCCTTGATGGCGTGTACGGGGGTGAGGCGGTCGTCGAGACTGCTGGCACCCTGCGTAATGGCCAACGGGAGTGGGTTCTAGTGGCCCGCGAGTCGTGGTCCGTTGTGAATGGGGACAAGGTGCTCACCTATGACCTATGGGTCAACCGGCACGATGGCTCAGGCTGCTTTGAGCTTCACCGGACTAACGTGAGAGTGGTCTGCGCGAACACCCTTAAACTCGCCGTGTCTGGCGGGAATCGGGTGTTTGGCGTCAAGCACACTAAAAACATCCAGCAGTCTATTGCGGCTGCGCTGGATATTCTGGGGTACGTCGATCACCTTCAGGAAAAGCAAAAGCTCGCCATAAATGCGATGGCGCGGACGGCGATGACGGCGGATGAGGCTGGCAAGGCGTTCAACCTGCTGCTGGGCATTCAGGAAGGCGTTAAAGCGTCCACCAGAGTCGAGAATCAGGCGGAAGAGCTTAATCGCCTCTTTAAGCACGGCACCGGCAACATGGGGAAAACCCGCTGGGATGCCCTTAACGCGGTCACCGAATACGTCGATCATGGTCGTTCGTCTCGCGTAGGCGCGCGCTTTTGACCTCCTGAGCGTTTAAAGGCCCCTGTCAAGCGAAGCCCCTAGGTCACATGGCCTAGGGGTTTTTTATTGCCTAGAATCGAACGCAATGGCCTACAATGGGCCATGAGCGACGCGACCCTCTGGGCTTTGTTCCTAGCCATCGTCCAGCTAGAGAGTGGCGGCGACCTGAACGCTAGGAACGGGAAAGCGGTAGGACCTGCTCAAATCCAACCCGCCGTCGTCCTTGATTGCATCAAGTGGGGTCACGCTGTGGAGATGCGGGACAGGGAAACGATGGAAGGCTCCTTCCGCCTCTTCAGGCTCTACACCGACCGCTGGATTGCCTATCGGCAGATTGCCGACACCGTCCAGAACCGTGCAAATATCTGGCGTCACGGCCCATCGTCGCAGTACGTCTTAAAGGGCCTATCCTCAAAATACTCCTTAAAGGCCGAATCCCTGATGGGGGAGGGGGTCGATTCCTTAAAAAGCAGGGACAAAAGGGACAAAACTCCCTTAAAGGCCGAATCCGTCCTTCAAAACCATGACCTCGGTGGGGCTAATCCTAATCACCCGAAACGGGGCAGGAGGAGAAAAGTCGCAG